GAACTACGTCCGTTCCATTAGTAGCTGCAAAGTCCGTAGTATTTATTTGTTTAACACCATTTACATATACATCTAAAAAACCAGGTTGGTAGCTAAATGAAAATGTGGTTTGTCCAGATGTAGCGGTGTAAGTAACTCTACTCTGAATTGCCTCTGATAGAGGTTGCTTGCCTATGTAGCCTGCCATTGTTTGTTTCTCCTGTGTTTATCTATCTATATTCAAACCAATTCATTGAAAGGGCTTAGTACCTGTGGCACTTAGTTCCTCATAGGGGTTATATTCCCAGGAGTACTTTGTATTTCAGACCATTTTATCTGTCCTGATGGTTGCATTGCCATAATTTATTCTCCTGGTAGCTTAATTTATTGTATTTATACTGCAGTCAAACTTACAAAGGCAGGGTCAACATCATCTTTAGGATTAGTAGTCCAGTGCATCAGCATATTGATATGTCTGTTAGACTCTTCAGTTTCAGTGCCATAAGTTTCAACTATGGTTTAGTCGGATATACTGGACTATCAACATCAACACTTGCTGGTAAATCTCTTAATGCTTGGCGATAAGTAATCATATCATCACTCATTGTTACATCTGATAAACCAGTCCAATCGGTGTCGGTTAATAATTGATTGCGTTTACCTCTAATCTCAATCATCTTTTCATCAGTAGTTTTATCTCTAACGGTAAATCTCACCCATTCGCCATCAATCACCGAACCATCGTGCCAATCCATTGTTTGACCCTCTGTTAATGTTGGTGGGGTTGCTACTGGTGTTAGTTGTTCCAAATCCGCATACGCTTGTCTTGGATAATTAATATCGTCAATAATAACGCTATTGCCTACATATTCGCCATTCATTACATAATCTGTATAATCTGTCATTTTTTGTCCTCTGGAATAAAAGTTAAATTTAAGTTTGTTTTTGGGTCAAACCCAAATATTTCTAATTGTAAATCAGCAACAGGTTCCAATTCTTCTGCGACTTTATCTAAAAAATCATATAACAAAGTAGTATTGGTTGCGTGTTCTTCTTGCTTTAGATACTCAATGATTAGACCAAAGGCGTGAGTTACACATACACCTGACTGCTCAAGGTATTCTTGATTACCAGTCTTGATACGCCCACACTCTCTAACTTCACGAATTGATTGTTGCATCGCTCGTTTGATGTGACCTTTGGTTTGTGCTTTCTCGAACTCTTCCTCGGTTATCTCACCAAGATGTTCTTTAAGTGAATCGTGCATACCTGATAGAGTTTGTACTTCTTTCAAAGCACCCTCAACCTTAACCATCACTTCCTGCATCTGAGATTCTAATTCCATTATCTCAACTTCAAGTAGTCTGTAGTTAGCAGGTGAAGCATCGTCCATCTCTTCACGTTTAACACCAATCTTCATCTTCTTTTTCAGATAACCAAACTTAGCCTCGTTGAGTGCCGTACGTTTACGACTCATCTCAGCACCAATCTGTCTTAGTCTTAACCAACCATCTGCTTGTGAGCAAGTTAGATGCTTTAACATCCACTGACTTCTGCTTCTATCCCATATCCTTTCGGTGTATTGAACATTAGCAATGGCTGTTTCAGCCTTCTCAATATTAACTGCTAGTGAGTTACCACCATAAGACTTAGAATCAGGGAACAAGTCCTTAATTGCTACCTGTTTAGTAGTTGCTTCTTGTAATTGTATTACTTTCTTTTGAGTATTCATTAGTATTGGTGTCCTGCTAAGTTTCTAACATTAATTGCTAAATCTCCAACATTTGTGGCATTACCATCTGAGGTAAAACTAAACTTATCTATTATATTAAGAGTTGACCCATTATTACCTCCCGAGCAATAACCATAATTAGTTGAAGATTGACCAGAACTATAATTCCTACTAACTGTTAAATCTCCTACATCTGAAGCAGTACCTTCTGATGAAAAACTCATTCTATCTATGACGTTAGAATAACCAGAACCACCTGCAGTAAATGCATAAGTTGTAGATGATTGACCAGATGCACCACTCCTACTATCACTTAACGACCCAACATCTACAGAATTACCATCTGATGAAAAAGATACTTTCTCTGCTCTAGTGCTATGCATTAAATAACCATTATCAGAAGATGAGTTCCCTCCGTTACCTCCAGAAATTGATGAAGACATACTACCAATACTAGAGGCATTACCTCCCGATGAGAATGAAAACTTATCTAAAGATGTTCCACTACCCTCACCACCCAGAGTATATCCGTGAGTAGTAGAGGAGGCTCCACCACACATACCTCTTACTGCTGTTAAATCGCCCACATCAGCAGTTGAGTTAAAGGAAGTAAATGAAAACTTATCAATAACATTTCTATACCAACCACCAGCACTACCAGAATAGCCGCCAGATGTATAACCGTATGTACTTGATGATTGACCACACACGTCTTTTCTAGTATAGGTTATATCTCCCCAATCAGAAGCATTAGCATCTGAAGAGAATGAGAATCTGTTTATTTCATTCTTATCTGTATCACCTGGATAATACACACCCCCTGACGTAAACCCATAGTTACTACCAGGAAAGTGACTACTACCAGAATTACCCTCGTGACTACTACCAGCACTCGGAGTTAAACTTAACGCACCACTATTTAACATCTAACACCTGTGCAACATTATTCATATTAGTACCATCACTCACAAAAGTAAATACATCTTTAGCACTCGCATCTGTGGTTAATGTAGGTGCTGTTCCACCTGCCCATTTAAACACCGTATTCCACCCAGCAGTCCTTGAGCCAGTACCATCTTGAATAATAGTAATGACATAGACTGAACCATCTACTTGATTAGTGGGTGCATCAAAGGTTGTATTAGCCGTTAAGGTTAATTTACATACTTGATTTGTTGTTAAATCCCAATCTTGAGTAGCATCAAAGGTTAGTGTTGTTGCGTTAAAGTTTTGTTGTGATGTCCATTCTTGAGCAGTGCTAGTTATTGCATTATTAGTAGGTGCAATTAAAGCCCTACCATCTGCTTTTGTATAACTAGTACATCTATAATCACCTGAAGCATACTCAACAAATTCAGCCTCATCTCCTGCCGCAGTAGTGATATTAGCACCACCTGGTAAAATTAAATCAGTAGCGTGATGAGTCAATATTAAAATTGCATCAAAATGTAACTTGATTAGTGTTCCAGCACCACCAGTAGTATTTATTGAAGTAACAGTAGTAGTGCCAGTAACATCAAAATAGTTACCATCAGTCAATACAGGTAAAGCAGTAGCACTTACTACATCAGCACCTTTTGACCATTGTATTTGAGCACCATTACAATCTAAGTCTCCACCTAACTGTGGGGTTGTGTCTGCCGCAACACTTGTAATTCCTGTGTCTACATCAGTAGCCCAGCTTAATACTGCACTGCCATCTGTTTTTAATAATTGCCCTGCCGAGCCATCAGTTGTAGGTAAGGTTAAAGCAACACCGCTTGACCCACCTTTAATTTTATCGACCGTTAAAGTACTAGCCATATTGTTTTCTCCTTATTAAATAATTTTTAATTCACCTGATCCAGCTACTGTCCAAGTAGCTGTTCCAGATACTGTTATATCACCTATCAACATATGGTTCTTAGTAGTAACCAGTGTGGTTGTCACATCAGCACTAATGTCATTAGGGTTGTTGAAAGTATCTCCCACATCTAGGGAGGCTCCAGTTAGGGTTGCCCAACTATTATCTCCTCTCAAATAGGTAGATGAGCTAGCAGTACCTGTTGCACTTAGTTCATTAATACCGATGGCATCATCTGCCATTTTAGCGTTTGTTATAGCATTAGATACAATATCTGCTGCTTCTACTGAGCCATCTTCTACAGCTACCGGAGTACCTCTTCCAATGTACCCACTCATTAGGTTATCTCCATCACTGAAACTAATGTATCTAAGGAATTAGCTGCAGAGCTTTTTATTCTTATAGCATCTCCTGCGTGTAATACTATCTTCCCATCTACGAAACTTAAAGCAGTTCCTGAAGGGATCGGAGTATCTGTACCTGTTAAGCTGATTTCAGCAGTTCCGTCGTATACCACTACCGTAGTGTCTACCGTTACTCCAGAAGCAGTATTAGATACTACCCCTCCAATAACTACAGCTTTTGTGGCTGCTGGTACCGTGTAAACTGGAGTCAGTGTAGTTGGTACATTGTTATATGTAAATCTTTTAAATGTATTTGCCATTTTATTTTCCTATATTATCCAAGAGCAATCGCCATAGCAATTACATCATCCATTGTGGCATACCCTGAGTGGGTGTGCGCGTCTACGTAAGCCTTAACAGACTGTTGTGTAGGTACCTTAGTGCTAGAGTCTGAAGATAAATTATCTTCATCTACAACGAAAGACATAGCAGCAGTTGTAGTATCTGCTTCCATCACTGCACCAGCAGCTGCTACCGTTGTTGCATCTGTTACATCTGCTGAAGTATCAATGCCACTTAATTTAGTTTGTTCGGCATCACTAAATTCATTAGTATCTGCGTTAGCTTCATATGCAGTTTTAATCTCTGCAGCAGTTTGATCTGCGGTTGCAGAAGTTTCAATTCCACTTAATTTAGTTTGCTCTGCATCACTAAATTCATTAGTATCTGCGTTAGCTTCATATGCAGTTTTAATCTCTGCAGCAGTTTGATCTGCGGTTGCAGAAGTTTCAATTCCATCTAATTTAGTCTTTAGTGTAGCTGTAAAGTTCTTTTCAGTTAAACCATTATCCCCTACAGTATATGTAGTATTAGTATAGTTATTAACATGAAGATTAGTAGCACCTTGATCAGATGTCCAATCAATATGCTCATTAGCTACAAAATCACTAAGACCATCATGAGTAACCGTGACTGCCCCTGTATCTCCATTTACTGATAGTACAGTATCTGTAGGAGTAGCTAATAACGTAAAGTCTGCCATTGTACCTGCAGTACCTGAATTTCTTACATAAGTTTTGTTCTCATCTGAACGAACTACAACATCACCTTCTTCTGTAGTTAATGCTAGCTGAGCTAATTCACTTGCTGCGGTTTGAACTGTAGTTAATGCAATAGCTGTAGTAGTTATTACATTAGCGCCATCAATATTAATACCCGTACCACCTGTATAGGTTGTATCTGTATCTGTGTCTGTAGGAGTTGCCCAAGAACCATTGTATTGTAAAAACTGGCCTGATGTACCTACTGAAGGTACAAGCCCTGAGTTACCTTCTGCAATTGCAGAGGTGTACTGTACATTAGGCTTGTTCTTAATATAATCATCTACACTTGTAGTAGCTTGATTCCAGTCTGGCTGAACATTAACTTCTGCGGAAGCAGCTATGCCACTTAATTTAGTTTGCTCTGCATCACTAAATTCATTAGTATCTGCGTTAGCTTCATATGCAGTTTTAATCTCTGCATTTGTTTGATCTGCGGTTGCAGAAGTTTCAATGCCACTTAATTTGGTTTGCTCCGCATCACTAAATTCATTAGTATCTGCGTTAGCTTCATATGCAGTTTTAATCTCTGCATTTGTTTGATCTGCGGTTGCAGAAGTTTCAATCCCACTTAATTTAGTCTTTTCAGCACCAGTATAATCATTAGTAGATTTAACATAGGTTGAACCATTTGCAATATCATCTAAAGTACCTGATAATTCACTTAGAGCATCTTTACTAGCTACTTGAGAATCTACGTAAGCCTTAACAGACTGTTGTGTAGGTACCTTAGTTGCTAAGTCTGAAGTCATATTATCTTCATCTACAACGAAAGACATAGCAGCAGTTGTAGTATCTGCTTCCATCACTGCACCAGCAGCTGCTACATTAGTAGCATCTGTTACATCTGCAGAGGCTTCAATACCATCTAATTTAGTATGGTCTGCGTTAGTGAAGTCATTAGTAGTTAATCCGCCATCCCCTACAGTATATGTAGTATTATTATCAGGAACTGTTACTGTATCAGTAGTACCATCTGCTCGATTTAGAGTAATAGTATGCCCACTAATTGTCATAGCATTAGCAGAAGCTGATAATGCTTGCGCCGAAGTAGTGGCTACTTTAGTACCTAAAGCGGTTGTTACTGTGGCTGCGTACGACGAGTCATCATTAATTGATTGAGCTAACTCATTAAGAGTATCTAAAGCTCCTGGGGCTCCTCCAATTAGCTCAGTAATTTCTGTTTGTACATAAGCTGTTGTAGCTATTTGAGTAGTGTTAGTATTAGATACCGCGGTAGGGGCTACTGGAGTACCTGTTAAAGTAGGGCTTGCTAGAGGAGCTTTTAAATCTAAAGCTGTTTGTAATCCATCTACATTTGCTATAACATGGTTATGACTATCATCTGCAATAGTAGCAGTAATAGAAACATTACCTAAATTTGTCATTGTTGCCGAGCCGGTTACGTCTCCTGCAAGTGTTATAGTAGGGTCATTAACATCCAAATCTATAGTACCATCGGAGTCTTGATAAGTAACTGTAATACCTGATTCAGTATTACTAGAGAACATATCTCCTACTCTATCTTGTACCCATTCTGTGTCTACATTAAATGTTCTATCTGCAGCTAAAGTTCCTCCGCCAGTTAGGCCAGTGCCTGCAGTAATAGTAGTACTATCGTCTGCTTTGGCATCTAGAGCTGTTTGTAATCCATCTACATTTGCTATAACATGGTTATGACTATCATCTGCAATAGTAGCAGTAATAGAAACATCTCCACTAGCATCCATATTAGCTGAACCAGACACATCTCCAGTTAAAGCTATAGTAGTAGTTTGATTATCCCAACTATTTGTACCATCATACACAAGAACTTGTCCTGCAGCTGGGGTAGAAATAACAGTATCCGTTAGTTCTGAAAGTTCGTTCATAGCTGCATGTTGTGCATCTACATACGCTTTAATAGATTGTTGGGTAGCTAAATGACTAGCAGAGTCTGATATTAAGTCATCTTCATCTTTTATAGATGTACCAGATATAGCTCCCTCTAATACAGGGCTCGCTAAAGTTTTATTAGATAATACTTGACTTCCTGCTAAAGTGGCCACTGTGGAGTCTATATTAATAGTAACTGTGTTGCCTGAGCCTATAGAATCTAAACCGGTGCCACCTGCAATAGTTAGTGACTCTGAATCTAAATCAATAGCTAAAGCTCCTCCAGTGTCTCCTTGGAAGTCTAGATCTTGTGCTGTAGTAACCGAGTCTACATAAGATTTAGTAGCCGCATGATTTGCCCCCGTAGGTGCGCCACTTAAAGTCAGAAGACCTGTCATGGTGTCCCCGGCTTTAAGAACGTTTAAACTTGCTGCTCCTGTTATAGTACCAGTTACATTACCAGTTACATTACCAGTTAAGTCACCGGTTACATCACCAGTTAAGTCACCGGTTACATTACCAGTTACATTACCCGTTATAGCAGCTTCAACTGTACTAGCTACGAAAGTCTCACTTCCCACAGTCCATTTATCTGCACTTTCATCCCACAATAATGTTTTATTAGTAGAAGTACCTCGTTCAATTTCTATACCACCATCTTGTGATGGAGTACCTGTCTCATTACTGTTAATTAGTACAATATTATCTGCTAAATTAATAGTTTCAGTATTGATTGTTGTAGTAGTACCACTTACAGTTAAGTTTCCACCTACTGTTAAATTATTAAATGTGGGGTCGTCTGTAGTGCCTACAGCCTGCCCAATAGATATTGTAGCAGTAGAACCTTCTGAAGCAGTATGACTAACAGATACCCCTGTACCTGCTGTGACATCTGTCATGTAGTTACCTGTAGTATCTGTACCTAGAGCAACTGAATTTGCTGCTACTGTTGTAGTAATACTTACATTACCCAAGTCAGTCATAGTAGCTGAACCTGTTACGTCCCCTGTAAGGGATATAGTAGGGTCATTAACATTAAAATCTAATGTACCATCTGAATCTTCGTAAGTAACAGTAATACCACTTTCAGTATTACTAGAAACCATGCCACCTACTATATCTTGTACGTTTTCTGTTGTAGGAGTGAATGTTGCCGGCTTATTAAGTAAAGTATTCCAATCCCCGTAAACGTAGGCTAAAGAATTCCATGCAGTTGTGCCATCTCCTACTTTGAATTTATCAGTAGTTGTATTTAGTCCTAACTCTCCTTCTAGTAGAATTGGGTTATTAGAGGTCCAGTTAGTACCGGTGTCTCTTCTAAATTGAATTTTTACTGCCATTTAATTTATCTCCTAACTTAAGTCGAATATAAGGTCAGCGAATCCGCTATCAGAGGAAGTGCTACTTCCCCCATCCATTGTGAAAAAAGAAACCCCCCAAGATGCGGTGGACCCATTAGTTGTTAAAACTTTTCCAGAGTGCCCCCCTTGACTTGGTAGACTCCCTGTACCTGCAGTTGTGGTGTCTAACCAAATATCTGAGGTTCCATTATTTACTCTCTTGTACAAAGTATTAGCTGTAATACTATACCATGAGTCTCCTATCAAAGGAGAGGACGGAGCTGTATTAGCATCCGTATGAATAGCTCTAGCTTCCCAATTAGTGGTAGTAGAGTTATATCTTAGTATGTTATTATTCGCAACACTTGTGAGGTCTACATCACTGAGTTCCGACATACTTCCAGCACCTCCGCCATTTGCGGCTAAGGTGTGGGCTGTAGCGTGATTAGTGGCGATACCGGAGGCATTGAATAAAACAAAACCTTTATCTGCGGCGCTATACTTAATAGTCACGTCATGTGTGTGAGCAGAAGTAGAACTAGACTTAGATGTAACAGATGTTACAACTCCTGCAATTAAATCTAGAGCTTGTTGTCCTGTAATTGATACAGAGTGAGCGTGAGAAGGGCTACCCCCAGCTACTAACTGGAAGGTAGGCCCCACGCCTAATTCTACTATACTAGCAACTCCAGAGACTTCTTTCTTTACGAATAGTCTACCATCGTTAGTATTTAAGGCTACTTCACCTAAATTAAGGTCACCTACTCCCGGTAATTTACCGGGGGTTGCAGACCTTTTTAATAGAATCTTTTGGTTAGGCATATTAGCTTACCAAGTACCGCCGTCAAGAGTGTCCGTAACTTGGAACTCGTATCCACCGCTACCGGCAGCTTTAACCATTAATAGCTTATCTAGGTCTGCTGCTACTAATGAATCTGGAGTACCGCCTGTATCTCCTACTGCGCTTGCCCAGATCTTATCATAAACTTTCTGCCATTGAACATCTCTGTTAATAGTATCACTACCAATTCTAACATGGTTAGCTCTAAAGTCTGCGTAACTATTGATTGTTGTTGCGGACCCTGGGTTAGTGCTACCTAAGTCGTCAGAAATGATTATCTGGTCTGTAGATTCATCCCATACCATACCACCGTACTTGCGTACAAAAGAACCACCACTAGCAACTGCTCTAGCCCATGATACTCCGAAATCTGATACTGTAGCTGAGCTTGGAGCGGAGCTTACATCACCCAAGATTAGAATATTATCATCTACTTGAATAGTTTCTGTGTTAATAGTGGTTGTAGTACCATTAACAGTTAAATTTCCTGCAACAGTTAAAGCGCCTGTCTTAATATCAACATTACCTGATTTATCGATTTCAAACTTACTAGTTCCGTAGCCCGTTTGTACTTTAAATAGGTTAGAGTCCCCATAGACCGCTTCACCAGTAGCCGTAGTAGTAGCATTAGAGCTTAATACTAAAGAACTATTGTTAGTTACAGAATCTACTTCATATGGAACACCATCAATTTTAATAGCATCCCCTGCTACTAACTCAGTATTAAATAAAGTTCCTGTACCACTTACTGCAGTACTACCTGTAGTTACTGCAACAGTACCTGTTAACGTTACATTTAATCCACCAGTAGAAGTAACTAAAGAATTGATTGTTCCGCCTGTTAAAACAACGCCATCAATAGTACCAGAGTCAATATCTACTTTAGTAATGTTAACTTCGCCAGTACCTGCCGGAGTAAGATTAATGTTTCCATTAGCATCAAGAGAGGTAATAGTATTACCATCAATCTTAATGTTATCTACTTCTACTGCATCAGTAAACTTAGCGTAACCAGCAACTGTGAAGTCTGCATCGCCTGTAGCGCCACCTGTATGTGGGAAACTAACATCTGCATCTGAAGCTACTATAATTGCGGAAGTTCCGTCTTGTTTAATATTTACGCCAGTCTTACCATCTACGGTAATAGCTCCAACACTAGTATTAAAGTTAGAAGCTGCTGCTGCATCTAAACTGATAGTTCCTGTAGTATCTACAAGTATACCCTTTGATCCAGCATCAATATCGATTCCACCAGCCGCGTTAGACGCTTGAATTCGTACTGCATCAGCTGCATTTTCACCCCCAGAAATAGATACACTCTTAGTAGTTGCCGTTAGTGCAACGTCTCCAGCTGAAGAAGTAATATCGATTAATGCTGCTGCATCTACATCTACTCCACCAGTTGAATCAATGTTTATTGCTGAAGTACCTGTACCAGCTGAATTAATTTCTACTGTAGTATCTGAATGAGAAGAGTCTGCATGTAATTTAACAGCTCCTGCACTTGATCCTTTACCAGTAATGGTTACCTTATCATTATTTGATGTAATAGTAACAGCTTTAGCTGATCCTGTAGCATCAATAGATACAGTACCCGCTGAATTAATATCTACCCCTTGAGAGCCAGCACTAATTTCTACACCTGCTCCGGTAGTATCAGCATCAATTATTACTTTACCTGTACCTGTAGTAATAAGCGTAACTCCGCCATTAGTGCCTGTAGGGGTTAATTTACCCCCGGACCCATCAGTTTCTAATTTAATAGAGCCTGTTATAAATCCGTTATTTGCCCAAACTAAGTCTGTACTGTCTTGTACTTTAAGTTGGTCTGTCCATGTACCGCCATCTAATGTAGCAATAACTAAATTGCCACCATCTTGGTACATCTTTGTTTTGTCCGCACTATTATCTTCAAAGAATAATGATTGCGATTTTGAAGCACTAGTGCCTCCAAGAATTATATCTTGAGATACTGTTTGACTACCTGCTACAGTAGATAGAGATAGGAAGGAGCCCTCGCCTGCAATCTCTAGTACACCCCCGCCTATAGCGTTGGTACCAATGTATAATTTTTGTACGAGCTGATTCCAACCTAACTCACCAAATTCCAGGGTAGGGGTAGTATCCGTGCCGTCACGACGTTTTAGTAAAATTTTATTATAAGCCATTTTATTTCCTTTTTAAAAGTTGATAACCTACTACCAGACTCCACCGTTTAAGATTTCATTGTCTGTACTAGCATAGGTAAAAGTGGAAGTAGTAGAGATGCCTTCTTCGACATAACCGGCTAAAGCGACTGGTCTCCAGTCTGCTATTGTCCAATAATGTCCAGCTCCCGTACATGCGGTTTCCGTTATATGTGTTGTTACTTTAGCTCCTGTAATTAAACTCCTGCAGTAAGCTTCCGAGGCAGGTACGTCTCCTGAATAGACAAATAGTTTGTCATCATCGGTATCATACCATAAGTCACCAATATTTAACTCTTTCGCGTTATCTAGTGGGGCTTCGGGGGTTTGGTAAAAGTTATCTAACCTTGAAAGTGCAGCTTTTGCCTCTGCTGCGGCCCTGACTGCAGTATCTACTGCAGCTTGTCCATCGGACATGCCAGGGTATGGAGGAATTTGTGCAATATCTACTAAATTAGCAGCATTTTCTGTCACAGTTCCCATAATATCAAAATATGTATGTCCAGTATCGGGGTTTCTCGCTATAAAGCGGTACTGACTTTCTGTAGACCCTCGAGTATTAGGCCACAAAGAAACTACCGAGACACCAGAAGCATTAGTAGTTGATACAACCTTAGCAGGAACTACATAAGTGTCCCCTGAGATTGTGTCAACTTCTGTGCGGTCTAAAACCACAACTATCAATGCTCCCTCAACATCATTACCGTTGCTATCTGTTACCTTAATAGTAATGTCGTAAGTTGGTAATGACATATTTTATTTAAATCCTTTGAAATATGAAAATTATTAATAATTTCATTTATAGGGATAATTATACACGTTCTTCTAAAAAATGTAAACTAAAAATTTAGAAAAGTAAAAGGGGTGCCGAAGATACCCCTTTAATTTTAACTCTGAGTACCTACGATGCTACCATCTGTATCCGAAGCAGGGGCTGAGTTTTTCATTCTTAAGTCCCCCGTAGCATCCACCCATAGGTGATATACCCCAAGAACTAAATGCCCGGTATTATACCCTCCACCATCAATCTCTACCGTACCATCATTTTTAATAGCCATCTTTTCAGTTGCCGCAGAACTAATTCTCTCGAAATAAGTAGTATCAGTATAATCACTAGTCAAGTCCTCAGTTAAAACTAAAATACTTGAGCTTGTAATAGATTGGACTTCTTTTATTTCCCAAGTTCCACCGGCTGATGCTTTAATACGAATTACATCTCCTACCACTATATTACCTGAAGTAAACTTACTATCATGACTCTGTACTGTATTTAAAGTACCCGCTGCTACTGAGTATTGAGAAGTTGCCCCAAAGTTTACAGCTTCGGAAGCATTTCTGAAAGATGCGTGATCTTCGGAAGCCATTTTTGTTCCTTGAACAGTTCCGCTTGAGGTTACTTTAAAAGTAGAGACAACATCACTATTTGTAATACTTAAGAGATCAGCAGTATCTGTAGAATACTGAGAAATAGAAACTGCAGGTACGGTACTTCCACTTGTAGTTTTTGTTACTGATAATTTTTTACCTTCTAAACTATCACTAACTATAGTGGTATTAAGAATGTTAGGGATAGTAATAAATGAAGAAGCTGTAGTATGTGCTATACTTCCGGTAGTAATACTTATGCTCCCTACCTCTATTGAGGTCATTGAAGTCACTGTAGGGTTAGTAAAAGTACTATTTGATATAGTAACACTATCTAAGGTACCCCCTGTAGCTGCTATGGAACTACTGGCTTGAGTGGCTAAGGTACCTAGTCCTAGAGCTACTCTAGCACCAGCTGCTGTTGCAGAGCCTGTTCCTCCATATGCCAAGGGTATAGCTACTCCGTTCCAAGCTCCAGAAGTAATAGTACCTACTGTAGCTAGGTTGGTGGAGCCTACCCAAGAGTTTATAGATACGTTATCTACGTTACCCAGTCCAAGCGCTATCTGTGCGGCGCTTGCGGTAGTTGCTCCAGTACCCCCTTTAGCTACTGGGATGGCAGTGCCACCCCAACTTCCTACAGTAATAGTGCCTAAAGTAGTTACATTTGATGAGCCTCCCCAAGAGTTTATAGATACATTATCAACATTATCCAAACTCCAAGCAGTTTTAGAAGCCGCAATACTTGTAGCCCCTGTGCCTCCTTGTACCTCTGATATAGGGGTAGAGAGAGAAGTAATAGTACCATTAGTAATGTAAATACTATCAGCTTCTATTTTAGATTGACTAAGTTTTAGTTTTGAGGCATTGCCTTCTCCATCATAAACTATCTGTCCTGTAGTTGCTGGTAGCCCTGTGCCAGAAGATATAAGAGTAGCTGTTCCTAAGTGCAGTACGTCTTTATAAGTATCTGCAGGTGTTTTATCTTGTAAATTATTTGCCATATTATTGTCCTATTATGAGTATATTGCTGGGAATACTTGTTTCCAGCTACCCGTTCCTGAAGCTGTAGCAATACTAATAAGGGATCCATTTACCCAAGTATCTCCTGCTTTAGTGGCTGTAGGAGTAGTACTTCCTGTGAAAACTTTAGCATATACAGAGTCATGTTCGTGACTATTCTTGAAAGTTCCTGAAGCCGATATATCACATACATCATTAAGCTCTGCTACTGTAGCTGTAATACCTAAATTAGATACTACTGTTGCAGTACTAGCAACATCACTTAGGTTGGAACTAGCGTCTAAAAATTTAGTATCTGCAGCTAATTGAGTGTAGTAATCTCCTGCTGGGTCTAATGGTGCAGTGTCTCCAATGCCTCCAATAGATATACTCCAAGGATCTGAGGCCCCTCCATAGGAAGCCGCAGCACTAAACTTATTTCTGCTTCCTACATAGAACTCTAGAGATCCAGTTACAGGGTTGTATGTAGTTACTGTACCGTCCAAAAAGCCGTCTAAAGTTGCTCCTGTATAGTGTGATACTCTTATAGGCTGCCCTGGGGCAAAAGTTTTATTTACACTAACTGTACTACCTGCTACTACTGTAGTAACAGAAGATACTAGTAAGGTAATTGTAGCGTGTCTTTCTGATGCTACTGTTGTTAAGTCAATAGCTTGTTCAGCTAAGCCAGAATGAATTGATGCTGCGTGGGCGGCAAAATCTTCAAATGCGTCTGGCATTCCTGTTACATACGCAGTTCCTGCAAAATCATCTGCACTGTATACTCTACCATTTAGTGTTACGGGCCATGCCATCTTATAATAACTCCTCTATTGTATACGAACGACTCCAATATCCATCTATGTTATGTTTCATAGGGGATATTTTAGCTATACGTCCATATATTGTTTGTTTAAATAATTTATGTGCAGGTGCTTTAGTATCTGTATAGATAAGTACATCTCCACTTGATCCTTTTGTTCTATCTAACTCTAGAGCATTTTCGAAAATCTCCTCTTCAGTTAGATATTTCAAATTAAATTTAACACTCCTATACTTATTAAGAGTATCTACATAGGTCTGACCGCCTAATGACCGGGTAATCTTGGATGGATCTTTATATGTTAGAGTCCATCCTCGACTCATGTTTCTTGAAGGCTTCCAGGCCTTCCCTACTACTACACGCCCTACTTCGAAATAACTAGGGGATGCGGTATCTTGTATGTCTATTTTAATGAACTTAGCGGATACTGCTGTATCTAATAATAGATGTGAGGCGAAAGGTTTATAGCTTTCTAGTTGCTCTGCAGTAATATTTGTCCCCCATAAGAATACTCCGTAAGGTAGTGTGCCAAAGGAACCCATTGTAGGCCAAACATCCTGCCAATCTGTTTGGTGTACATAGCTCCATTTATTGACTATATTCCCCCATATACTAACAGTAGTGTTGCCCCAAGTTTTATTCGGCCAAGCCTCCATCTCTGCAGTTAAGTCTGTAGCAAAACGTACCCGCCATTTAGCGCCCCCAGAAAAGTTATGATTAAGTAAAGATAGGCTATCTATTAACTTCTGCCCTCCAAACTCAATCTGAATACTAGTAGTTTCTTGGTTGCCTTGATGCCCCTCTATAAAGCCGTTGCCGTGCTCCCAGCCCGCTTTAGTTTTATAATAGTACCCATTTCCATAAGGTAAACTACTATCCCCAGGATAAGATGCTGTAGCTAGAACGTCATTCAAGGTTAAATGTATATGTCTATTATGTGCGGGGCCAGAAGTTGTATTACCTACACTAACTGGGGGGCCCCCAATAACATAAGCTATAGATGTAGTTGGGGGAGTCCAATCTCTAGTAGGGCCACCAACACTTACATTTATTTCATCTCTAAATGTATATATTGCTCCTGCGTCTGTTGCACTAACTCCATCCTCATAAGGAGCCCCTGATATAATGATACTGTCTGACGCAGCCATACTTAGCCCAAAATTATCATTAGCCTCTTCATCAGATGCTTCGACTTTTCGTATCTGTACTAAGTCATTATTGAATATATATAAAGCCCCTGCATCTGTATTACTTGTAGAATCTGATAAAGGGGAACCTACTACTATATTATTCGGGGATACAGCTACCGAAACCCCAAAATGATCCCCTGCAGTAGGGTCCGAGGGGAATAATTTAGTATAGGCACCTGATAGCTCCATATCTAACTTATACGCTCCCCCAGAATCTACATTAGAACCATTATCCATATAAGGAGCTCCTACTACTACTTTACTGTCTGTACATGCTACAGAGTGCCCAAATTTTGCTCCATCATCTACATCTCCATCTAATACTCCGAAATGGAATTCGGCAAATGCGCCTCCTGCATCTGCTGCTATAAATCTGATAACAGCGCCCACAGCTTTATTTACTCCTGCTATAGGTAGTACTCTGTCAGGTTGCCCTACGTATACGTCGCCTCCATTGGAAGCTAAAGAGTACCCCATTTTATACGTAGTGCCTTCGGCTCTATAGGTTTGATATACGCCTGCGGGGGTATAAAAATGTACTGTTCCCTGATTTGTTCCTGCGCCAAGGTTTCCATGAGGGCCGCCAACTGCTATAATATTAGCAGATATTGTTACAGCCCAACCAAAGTTTGACCCCGCACTTCCCGTTGAAGGAAGTAGTTGAGTTTTCTGTACTCCGTCTATTCCAAATAAATATGCTACCCCAATATCTACTAGAGGAGACCCCCCACTATACAAAGTGGCATTAGGAGACCCAACAATTATTTGGGATTCGTGTATAGCTACTGACCACCCAAACTTTGCTCCCGTCTCCGGGGTAGTAGGGACTATTTTTCTAATAAAAGTGCCATCTATATTGTATAAGTATACGGCTCCTGCTCCTGAGGATACTCCTGGGGCTCCTACTACAATATAGTTTCCATAAGTAGCTACAGAGTACCCAAAATGATTACTTGCTACAGCTCCCCCATCTTCCGTAAATTTCTCTTCTCCACTCCCGCTAAAGTATCTGCTAATAACTTGCCAAATCTCTGCTACTGAATCATCGATGTCTGGCATAATCTTTATTACACGAGTAGTAGAATTGGAGCTACCAGTGCTTGTAAAAGTGAAACGAGCTGCAGTAGCTGAGGTTTCCCCTAACTCTATCCAGTCAGCAGTTGTTGGGTTACTTACTATATGCAGGCCGCCATTAGCCGCCTGATCCCCAGTACGCCATACTTTTGTAATCTGTCTATCCTTTAGATTACCTGAAAGTAATGTAGACGCTTCAGACTCTGGTAGAATATAAGTATCTGAGCTATCTAAATAGTTATCACCAATAATAGCTAAACTCATCCCCAGACCTCCATAGTTACCTCATTCTTTAAAGCATCTTCTTTTAATGATACAATTCTCATATTTTTTCCATCAGTTAATCCATACCGGTCAATTTTAACCATTATAGTATCGTTTAAATCTAACCCAAAAGGTTGTATTTTTACTTTTAAAACAAATAAATCTCTTTTTATTCCGTACAATTCCTGTCTACGCTTAGCTTCCTCGTGCCCCATACAGTTACAGGTTAAGTAAGTGTCTACCTTCTCCCCATCCGCCGCAAGCAAATGCTTAGTAATAACTGTAGGGTCTTCAAATTTTTCATCTATAAACTCTTCTTCTAGTCTATACTTATACCCATTATCACTTAATACTGCTCCTGCCATATCTCCTTCAGAGAATACTTTCCAGTGTTTTCTAGTTCCTATAGTTTGAGAAATAGAGGGGATACCTGTAGATCTTCTACTTATACTTCTTATTTCTACTTCAGTGAAGGTTTGAACGGGAGTAACTTCAGGCTCGGTCAATGCACCTAATACCATTTTCCCCGAGCGATCAAAAGTGTAAAACGCCCCCATAGATGATACCAGTGAGTCTAAAATATTAAGAATATTTTCTCCTTCCGGAACATAATACCCATGTATTCCATACTCGATTGCTGTAGTTGCTCTACTAAATGTACTAAAGGAATCAGTGTTTATATCGGTTAATTGTAGTCCACCTTTTGTCGAAATTATTCTTTTTACAATGCCCCCTAATGAAGAATCGTAAGTGGCTACAGCAGTAGAAAAAATATCTACTTCTTTAGACCCTTTAACATCTGCTGTTATTACATAATCTGCAGAAGACCCTCCCCCTACTGCTGCTGTAAGTGTAAACTTACCATTAGCTAAGTCTTCTGTAATACCTGTAGTAGTCCACGTCCCCATATCAGTTTCGCAATCAAAAGCATTGGTGTACGCGGGAGTTTTTATTATACTACAGCTACCCAGCTGGTTCCCCCCAGAGTACACGGCATCAATACTCTCTATTGGACCGTTGTGTACCTGGAAAATTCTATTGCTAGGGTCTACTTCTATTGGCTCGATGTGGGATACTTCTCCATAACATACGGGCTTTATCTTATTTTTTAATCTATCTGCCCCGTTGCTATGATCGAATATTGTATAGATAGATGTAGCATCTGGAATATCTACCCAAGGGGTAGTGCTTTTAATTGTAGCATACTTAGAGGTACCATCATACTCATCAATTTTTCTCTTTTGTCCATAACCTTTTCCACCTGTAATCTCAAGATCCATATTACGATAGTAATGGTCCGTTGTGCTAGAACTTGGGTCTAGAATTATTAATGCAGTCCCTCCTCCTTGAGCCCTCTGATTCCAGGCTATTGAAGTTCCTACATAAACTTCTTCTTCAATAGGCTTATCTAATTTGTGTTGAAAATCCCTAATTTTTATTAGTACTTCAACAGCAGACCATTCAATTTGATCCATTGTACCTACAAAGATATTAAAAAAAGTATCGTAAGAGGAACCATCCCCAATCTTTACTTTAATATCTCTACCATTTAAACTGTAGTCGTTTAAAAAATCTAAATCTCCATCAGTATTCATTAATTTAATAGTACCAAAAGAGGGAATACTTCTTCCGCCTATGCTTCCAGGAGAGTACATATTTCTAGACATACTAAGGGCCGACTTAACTCTAGACTCATAGTATGTATTAGCAGGAGTATCTGTAGGGCTTGTAGTAAAACCCCCTGTAGAATAGTATAACGTTTCCAGTTTTTCCGTTGCTAGGTTATACGCGTCTAACTCTATTAAATAGTTCCTTTTAGCATACGCGTCCTGTAAGTACGCTAATTGAGTAGTTATTAAGGCCATTTATGCTCTACTATACTTCATACTAGTAGACATTCTTTCCACTGAGGAACCAAATTCTTCATTACTATTCCTAAGTTCTACTATTTCCGCTTTTAAACCTATAATAGCATCTTGCATCTCCTCTCTTTCTTGAGAGCTAGTATTAATAGATACTTGCATTAAGGAGGCTTGCTGCTCTTTAAAGGCTTTTAATTCTTCTACCATAGGAGAGTTATTCTGAAGGACTGGAATACTAGTTCCATCTGGTAAAGGCACCACTGCTTCATTATACCTACCTTCTCCGATTAAACCCATTGTAGGGTTACTAACTATACCCCCAGAAGCAAAAGCTCTGAAGCCCCCTGATATTACTCCACCATTAGCAAAGCCCATTAAAGCACGGAAATCTTCTAACATCTTTAAGGCCCAGTCTCTATCTTTCATGAACTCGCCGACTCCACCAAACATAGACTTAGAAAGATCTATAAAGCTACTCATAGTTTCCGCTAACTTTTCTCCTGCTTTAACGTTCCCTGCCATAGCGTCTGCAGCCAATTTCTCCGCTTCTGTCTTAAAGTGCCCATATTTATCTGCGTCTGTAAGGGAAGATAACTCTCCGTATTTCATCTCATCAATAAGACCAATAATGTCACCAAAAGCGTCTTTTAAATCGTCTGCAGAGTTAGTCATATCACCAAATGCTTCGCCTAAGCGGATCATAGTAGCTAGTTTATCTGGATCATCAAAGAATCCAGTACCTAACTTAGACTCGTACCAAGTTCTAAAGTCATCAACACTAGTACCTGCTGCTAGTCCTAATTCTGAAAGGCCTGTACCTACTCTATTTTTGGCACTATCAAGAGCGAACTTTGCTAACTCGCCCTCACCGTATATAGCTTTAGAAAATTTCTCTAAAGAAGTTAAGAGACCTTTAATATCTCCGAAGCCACCTTTTTTAGATTTTAGAACGTTTTGCTGCCAATCTAATATATCTTCGATTCCTGTAGCACTTAAGAAGTCTCCAGTAGTTAGCCCAATTCTATCGAAAGCTTGTTTAAACCCAAGCATATCACGATACACTCTAGATAAAGCCTCTAAGTACTCTTCTCCTGCGTATCTCCATTGTTCTACTGCGGGAATCATTTTCAAAGTAATATCATTAGCAATAGCGGATAAAGCGTTCTGTACTGCAGACGCTTGCTCCTCTGGACTTAAATCCTTTAAGTCTATATCTTGTACCGCTATTTCAAAATCTCTTAAGTTATCAATTAAGGCACTTCTAGCGTAACCTAAGTCCTCTCCTAGAGATAATACTGCGTCTCCAATATCAAATAATGTTTTAGCGAAAGAATTCTCTGCATCAGTATCAAAGTCTTTCCAGTTAGTTGTAGTAGAAGAACTAGTGCCTCCGCCGAAACCTAAGAAGCCAGACTTAGTAGTAGTAGATTTAATCTTTTCCCATACTTTTAACTCTAAGTTTGCCCAAGAGCCTGCGTCTAGGTCAATTACATCTGCTAGTTTCTGGGCAACAATTTGAATACCTGCACCCATTAACTCCGTAGTAGTAGACTTACCTCCAAACAACCCTAAGAAAGCTGGTTTAACTGTTGTACCGAACCAATCTCCGAATACAGTTTCCATATCACCAATACTAAATGTACCTATGCCACCTAACGCCTGCATGCCTTTAATAATGTCAGTAGATAGTTTAGTCATACTATCATCAATTGAACGGAGGGCGTATAATACGTCCCAACCTTGTTCAAATGCTTTTATTTCAATTTCTTCAATATTAGCAAGAGCAGTCTTTAATGAATCTGCTTTTTCTTCAGGAGTCTCCAATGTCGCCGAGCTGCTGACCCTTTGGGTCTTTGGCGCAGCTGTACTAACTGATTTTCCGCCTCCGCCTAGTGCAGACATTGCTGCAAAAATAGCTAAACCTGTGGCAATTTTAGTATACGGGTTAGGGTCCTTGGCTGCTCCATCTGCGGCTGCTTCTGCTGCTTTAGGTAAAAGAGCTGCTAATGATTGTGCCATCTCTGCTGCCATCATAGCCATTTTTGCTAAATGCATCGCTTTTTCTATGGCGTGGAAGGCTTGCTGGGCCTTAGATCCCTCTTCCATCATATCACCCATACCACCAAACATGCCAGCAGCAGCACCTAGTTTCTCTTGGGCCTCTGCACTAGCTAATTTAGCGCTCTTTTTAGATTTAGCTTCTTCAAATTTTTCGAAAGAGAAATTTAGTCCCTCTGCTTTATCAAAATATTCTTCCTCAAAGTCCCCCATTACTTTAGTTCTACGTTTAGCCTGCTTAGCACCTAAGGTACTAAAAGACTGGAAGGCGGAGGTCATCTTACCTAGACCTTTAAGCTGCGTCATACCTACTTTCTCTGCGTAGCTCTCCCAGTGCATAGCCATAATATCAACAGTGCGTTGGTTTTCTTCAATTAACCAAACATTAAGCTCTGTCATAGTTTCTTTTTGAGCTTCAGCCCCTGGAGTACCTTCAAGCCCCCCATTTAGTCCTGCGTCTCCTGTTGCCGTTCCTGTATTGGCCAATACAGTAGGGGTGCCAAATGAGTTTACTTCTGTAAAAGTGCCTCTATTATCTGGTACAACATACTCCTGGGCCCCAGAACTAAGTTGTTCAGGGCCTTCTTTAGCCTTGTCAATATGAGCTTGTATAAGCCCTAAGTGCTTTTCATATTCAGCCGTTTGTTCTTTTAATCTGTCGGTTACAATTTCTTGGTATTCTTTAATTGCTTTAGTAGAAGCTTCTTGGTCTGCATAAATACTACCCGCTTCTACAGCAAATAAATCATCGGCTAAAGAATCTCCTGAAATCCCCTTTTGAAAGGCTTTAACCCTTTTAAATACGTCATCTGCCCCGGAGGCATCTACCATAGCCTGCTTTTGCTTTAGCTTTAAGATTTCTTTCTCTGCTGCGTGCCTAGCATCTAGTACTTTTGTTAGCTGCTCGGCTTGCTGTACTTCAACTTGGGCTGCTTTTACTAAACTCTTTTTATGGGATACTTGACCTTCTAAGTCCTTTTTTGTTACCCCCTCACTAGGGGCCTTTGCTTGTAACTCAACTAATTCTTTCGCTAATACTAATTCGAGTTTGCGTTTACTAACTAGATCTCTGTTATTCTTATTTAGTGTTGTAGCCTGGGATAGCTCTAGTTTCTGTATATCCAGTTTACCCAAAGCTTGTTGGTGAGCTATTTTTCCAACTAAGGTATCCTCTTTACTTATGTCTAGTAAAGACTTTTTGAACCCTATCTGAGTACTAACCTCTTTACTAGCTAATTCTACCTGCTTTAAATATAAAGCACTTTCAGCATTCCAAGCTTCTAAATCCACTCTAATATCAGAAGTTGTTATAGCTAAACGGTTATACTGTCGTACTATATTGGCAATGAGTGCCTTCTGTGCCTTATACTCAGGAGTCTGGGAGTCTTGCATACTATTTAATTTAGTTACTGCCAGCTGTCTCTGGGTAGCTAAATTATCTAAGTTTAGTTTATTTATACTCTGTTGTAGTTCAAAGTGCCCCGCTAGTGCAAGGTTACTGTCTTTTATTAATTTAAAGTCTTGCTGTCTTCCCTTAGATACCTCTAGGCTTACCTTGTTATCTCTTACTCGAGTTTGTAGTAGGGAAATTTCTGCATAAAACTCTTTTACTTTTTTAATAGCTCCTACAACAGGATCTACTATCCCATAAGCTTTCGCGATGGTAGCTACAGTCTTAGAAACTAAAGAGTCCTTTTCTGCAGTTAACTTACTTATTTGCTTTCTACCTGCGGCTTGAGCATTCTTACTCATCTCTGGAGTAACTAACTGTGCAATTTTTTTATTGTGCTCTACTTCAATACTCTGAATTACAGCACTAGAGGCATAAGCTATTTGCTCCATGCCTGCAATATACTCTTTCTTGGCCTTATCCAGGGAGGCTTGGTCTACCCCCACTACTAAGCGAGCAGACGCGGTCATGTTATCAATAGTAGATAACATTTCGGTCATAGATAGTACCCCGTCCTCAGATAACTTATTAATTTTACTTGTTGCAATATCTAAGTCCTGCACCATCTTATCGAAAGGTGTCTTGACTTTAAACTCATCCCCAAATTTCTTAAAGTTATCTGAGAACGACTTAAAGGTACTAGCTAAGCTCTCAAGCTGCCCTTGCATATTTTTCTGTTTTCTAGACTGCTCGTCTAGTAAAGGGCCTAAATCCTTCAGCATGTTTGCGAAGGCATCAGGGTTTTTCTCTAAATTAGCTACTAAAGTGCTTAAGTTTAGGTTATTTTTTGATAAAGCTGTATCTATTGCCTTATTAACCCCTGCGTCACCTAATTTTTTATAGGTCTCTAAAAGGTTCTTAATGTCAGTAGCGTTACTTTTTAAATCTGTAATACTTAGGCTACCTAAGTCGAAATTCTTTAAGGCGGTCGCTGCGTCATCTGCTTGACTCTTAAAGTCTTTCAGTAAGTTGCCTATTACCTCATGTTTATGTATATAGTCTGATGAAGTGCTAAGTCCAGCCTTCATGAAGTCATTGTACTTGGCCTGTGCTTTAGTAGCGTTTTCTAAGTTAGAGGCTATAGTATCGAAGGCGCTGTCTACGGCTTTTGAACCTTTATTTAGTAGGCCCAACCATTCCCCAAATTCAACTATGTAGTCCCCTACAAACGCCATAATAGTTAGTATCCACGTAGCAATTTTACCTACTTTACCTAAACCTTTTCCAATTGCCCCCATAGCGCTCATACTAGCTTGTTTAAGTCTAGATATACCCTGCTGTACTGAGGCTAAAGCTACCACAGCTTGCTTTTTCATTCCTGTCCAAGACTTCCACCAAACACCTTCGATATGCTTAATTACTTTTACCTGGGCCTTCTCATAGCTCTTCATTTGGGTTCTAAGAGCTAGGAACTGTTTTTTTGTTACATTAGGGAACTGCTTAGTAAAGGCTTGAAAAGCTTTCTTAGTATCTTTTTGCCCCAACCTTAAACGTTTTTTCATCTGAGTAATATAAACTTTTGCGTCACCCTTAGCTAAGTCTTTCATAGACTTAGAGTCCGGCTTAAGGGCTATACCTGCAGTAATTGCCGAGGACTGCAAAGACTTCTTAGCCTTTGAAGCCTCAGCTTCTTTAACTTTCCTTAAAGCCGCAGATTTTCGGTCCAGAGCTGCTGTGGTAGCTTTTACTCTATCAGCATAGGCGGCTTCTGACTTAGTAATCTTTTCCGCCATTGTTTTACCAAAATCATTAAGGGCGGGCATGGCTTTTTTAGCTAAGAACGTAGTCATTACTGCAAAGCCTGCTACTAAAGCCATTTTATTATTTGCAAAGAAATTAGCTATAGGGCCGAGGCCTTTATTAATTAGCTCTAGTATTTGGAAAGACAGATCCGCCACTTCACTAGCCAGCCTATTAAAAGGGTTAGTCTCTAACTTATCATTCAGCTCCCCATACTTTCTAATACCTTGATCAATTGTTTCATTAGCAAAAGCTTGTTGTTTTTCGTAGGCAGTTAGTTCCGTTACTTTCTTACCAATTGTTTTAGCATACTTCCTAGAAGCTTCATCTACTCGTACAATTAGGCCTAATTCGTCTAAAATTTCAGGCTCCAGCTTTACAACACCTCGAGTCAATCTATCTACAGCGTCCCCAACATCTCTGCCTAAGGCTAGTGCGGCTCCTCGAGCTACCTTACCTAAGTCTTTAATCTTATCCCCTGTCATTCCCGCAGAAGACGCAAAAGCTACCGTACGCATTGCTTCCGCAGTACTTACTGCGGCACCTGTTACATCTCTAAAGTCTTTCGCCATTAACTTCAGGTTATTACCCGAAGTTGCTCCCATCTCTTCTAGGCCTCGGATCATAGTAGAGGTATCCATAGCACCTTTCAGTATTTCGAAAGCAGCACTTAACGCAAATGCATGAGCAGCTAAAGTAGCATATACGTGAATGAAGCCACCCATTCCGGCAGCCATATTACCCATATCTTTCCCGGCCTTTCCAGAAGACCCTGAGATGCCACGATTTGAGTTATATACCTTACCCGCAGAATCATTATAGTCTTTATTAGCTTTAGTACCCTCTTTAGTAGCTTTAGTGTTCTTTTTTGTATTCTTAGAAGTGTCCTTCCCTGGAGCGCCCGCTCCCGATCCGCCCCCTATGCCTACCGTTTTAGACCCGATATTATTTAAGACTTTCTCAAGTTCCTTAGCTGTCGCCAGTACTTCTTTTAACCCTTGGTCGGTAACTTTGATTACTACGGACTTCTCTGCCAAACCTTATCTCCTAAAATGCCTTCTGGGAATATAAAAATTCCTCATCTATGCCACCATTATACGCTATAATGCCCTAAATGTCAAGTGAAAATTTTCAATAGACGAAAAAAAGAGTACAATAACGGTTAGTTATTGTACTCTTTTCCAGGTTAAAAACC